TCATTGATTTACCCCTCCGCTCGTAATTAGATTTCTATTTATGCCATAAGAAAATCCATCTTCGCCTGATTTATAGGCATCTTTATCAATGGAAAATTGTGGAGCATGCTCTGTCCGAGACAGCCTTGATGGGACAAGAAAAACAACCATTGGATCAGTCGTTTTTTTCAATGAGGCTCGCAATGCCTCATTCACATACGCATTTAATGTCATATCGCGTTTGGTTGCTGCCGCCCATATATCCCTGTGCAATTCCGGACTTACTCTTACATTGAATGAGCCGCTAAAGCTTTTGTTTGGATCTTTGCCCTCCTCTTCGCAAAATTCCAAATAATCGTCCACCGCCTCTTTGAAAGCTTGTTCCACCTCGCCTGCGTTTTCGCACTCAAATGTGACTAAATCACGAATGCCCTCTATTTTGCCGAAAAGGATTTGGTCTTCTTGGCTATATTCCACATTCGTAAAATACCCTTTGTACTGAATAACATTGCTCATTTAATATCACCATTCCTTTCCATAGCAGCAATTATGCTTCTAATCGCAGCTTTTCTAACATACGCATCGGATCCATGAGGTTTGTGAAGAAATATTGTCGTTTTTTCTACATCATCCCTCTTTATAAATCCTACTCGAGAACCAGATGTTTTCCCTTTATTATTCTCACTATAACCGTAATGTTTCATGATTTTTCTTAATTCCTCATAGGTAAAATCACTTGGAACTAACAAAAACCGTTCCCAGAGCTTTTCAAACTGGCTCAATCTTTCCCACCTCTTTGCAACTAATTTGCAGTTGCATTCTATCATAAGAGTATGTGAAATTCAATAAAAACATGAATTTTTTTATCTTTTTGTCATATTTTTTGATAAAAAACAAAAGAAGCCCACCGATTACTCGGTGGGCTTTCTGCTTTACTTGATGAATTTACGGTCAATATCCTTTTCCCATACACACAGCCAGCCGGAGGGGCAGCGCGCCCACAGGTTGCCGGTGGAGAGCAGCTTTGTCTCCAGCACGGTGATGGTGGTGCCTGCCCGGAACATAGCGTCTGCTTTCGACTTGCTGCTGGTTGCGTGTCGCCGGCCGTCCGTGGTCAGATCCTTGACCTTCTTGCGTCCGGCAGCAGCACCTGCGCCCTTGTAAATTCCCCGCACTGCGGTGGTGATGTATGTACCCGGCTTAACCGTCGGTGCCTTGGGCGCCGCCTTTTTGTAGTTGACATCGCTTTCCGCATACACCGCCTTGCCGCCTTTGGCGTTGGTGAACAGCCAAATGCCGCTCAAATCAGAGGCAAGCGCCGCAGGCTGCACATACACCTCCCGGCCATTCTTGACCTTTGTGTACTTCCGGCGGTTGGTCGTCAAGGTAAACTTACCGTCGTACCAGTAGGGATCCAGCACGATCAGGTTACCGCTCTTGTCCAGTCCGCCCACATACACATAGTGGCCGCCGTTGGAGAACAGCTGTTTGCCGCCACCACTGACGCACACTATAGCTTTGCCACCGGCTTTCAGGTGGTTCTTCAGGTCAGCAACGGTCTTTGCCCGCTTGCTTACGATGGAGTAATGCTTCTCCAGGTACACTGCCACCGTGTCCATATCGGTGCCATCTGCGGACCGTGCGCCCATCAGTAGGCACTTCTGTGTCCAGGCTGCCGTATCCAAGCCGGTAAAGCCGAAGTTATGGAGCACCATAAGGCTTGCGCATACCCCGCAGCCGCTGGTGTAAATGCAGCCGGAGGTTCCATACTTGTACGGATGGGGCTTACTTGGATAGCGAATGCTTTTACATTTTTCGGTTGTCTGCCGGCAGTAATACAGCTTACTCATGGTGTACAGCCTCGCTCTCTGCTGTCTCCGTCCGTTCCAGCGCCAGCGTCTCATCTGCTTTCAAAGCAGCTTTTGTAAAGCTGTTGTTCTTCCACCATGCGGCCAGGGAAGCCACCACGGCTACCACTGTTGACACAGTGGTGTAGACTTCATCATCGCTGAACGGAAGCGGGTTCTTGCCAAAGGCATTCAAGAGTACATTCAGCAGCGATACCGCCAGCACAGCGGTTCTCGCAATGGTTCCTGCGTTTACTTTCATAGTTAATCCTCCTTTTGTGGCTCCTCCGGGAGCGCAATAATCTCATTATAAAATCTGGTCATCATACCATTGCCGCCCAGGGCGTGGTATGCGTCATACACCTTGACCATGGCTTCCTTGGCGTACAGGGGGCAGTAGCCCCGCTCTGTGTGCTTGTCGTGCTGCCGTATGATCTCGGCGCGCAAAATGGACTGCAAGCCGTTTTCGATGGCTATGTACCGGGCTGTGGTGACTTCGTCAATTGCTTTTTTGCTCTTTTTTCTTGCAATCAATGAAGCAATCACAGCGGACACGGCGCTGCCCACCACCGTTGACACGGCAGCGGTCAGGGCGGCCGTGACGAATGCGCTATACATCGGTCTCACCCCCTTGCAGGGCGTTGATCTCTGCCCGGTATGCTGCCCGCTGCTTGCGGATCGGCGCATATTCATCCTCAGACAAAGCGCCGTCCGTGTACTTCAGACAGAGGTAATCCGTCTCCGCCAACTCGGACTTTAAAAACGCAATGCGGCTTTCTGTTTCAATGCTCATTTTGCCACCCCCAGTATTTCAACTTGTGTGCCGCTGCCAATCGTCTTGCCGTTCGTTGGAAACGACAGGGCTTTGATCGCACCATGGTTTTCCACATCTCTCATAATGTTGAAGGTGATCCCGCTTGCGTTCCATATTGCGTTCCCTGCCAGGACATTGGTCGCGTTGAAGTTACTGGATATGTTCGTCTTATTCGTTTGCACGCGCACCATGTTGCCGGTGATATCAACTTCCGCCACCGCAAGAGAGCCTTTCGCCGCGTCCGTCTCATACCGGAACACATTCGGCAGGAAGCACTTGGAGGTGTAGGAATTCAGATACACAGTGGTATCACCGGCCGCTGAATTAGAAGCACTGCCCGCCACCGCCATGCGCAGTCTGATCTTGCGGCAGGGATTGGCAAGGTCCCACTGCTGGTTGGCCGTGGTGTCTTCATCGAATGTTTTTGTGAACACGATCTCCCAGGTTTCAACACCAGATGCGCCGGGTTCACCGGGATCCCCCTTATCTCCCTTGTCGCCTTTGGCACCATCATTACCGTTCACGCCGTCTTTGCCTGCGGCACCTGTATCGCCCTTGGGGCCTACGACCTCACCCAGAAGTACAGTCGTACCGTCTGTGTAAGTGATCTGTAGCTCTCCGGCTTCTGTGATTTGTGCATCGGTGATACCAATGCCATCCGCACCGGCAGGTCCTTGTGCACCGGTGTCGCCCTTTACGCCCTTTGCACCACGCGGTCCCTTAACATTACCCAAGTTATCCTCTTCGCCGTCAGAATACTCCAGTTGCAGCTCTCCATTGTCATTCACCCACGCGGTATTGATACCGCGACCGTCCGTACCATCTTTACCGGGCGCACCATCTGCGCCTGGCGCTCCGTCTTTGCCGTCCGTGCCAGGAACACCCTGTGGGCCCACTGCACCATCTTTTCCCGGTTCGCCCTGCGGTCCTCGCTCTCCATCTTTACCAGAAGCGCCCTGGGGACCCGTGTCACCCTTTGGGCCTTTAATGTTCACCGGTTCCGGGTTGTCCTTCCCGCCGTCATTGGTCCAGCTGATCTCGCCCGCTACGGACACGCTGGGCGTATAAGTGGTGCCATTCACACCCTTACCAATATCCTTGAGCAGTGCCTGCACCTTGGCGTAATAAGACTCCAACTCCGTTGGATCCGGTGCGTCCGTCTCCACAGCTGCCGGGTCATAAGAACCAGGGCGCACATAAAACACGCACGGCTCCGGGCTTATACGCTGCACCAACTGCTCGCCATCCACGGCATAGCCGTAAACGCCCAGGCGGCACATTCCCTCTTGCAGCGGCGGGGCGAAACACTGTCCATCCACCACAGTGGCAAACTGGCCATTCATGCACACCCGCACGACCAGATCGGCGTATGCCGGATCCAGCTCTACCACACAGCGGATCTGATTGACATTCTCAGCTGTCACCGGGTCTTTGTTTTGTAAGATCACCGCCTGCTGGGTGACCTTAATATTTAATGTCTGCATAAAATCCTCCTTTTTGACATAAAAAAACAGCGTGCCTAAGCCGCCGTTTGCAGTTGACTGCAATTTGTATTTTACATGGGAATCACCTCCTGTTTTCTTGCAATCTGCGGGGAAGTGTGGTATGGTGGGGAGTGAAAGGAGAGATGAAGATGAAGTCTAAGGCCAAAGTGTGGATCCTTGTTGTGACCGTTGTAGTGGCGGTGGGGGTCGGTATCGGTGTGTGGGTGCACTATGATCGAGTGCATGATCAGGAGACAGCCAGTCTGGTAGATCACGCTGTATCCAGTGCACTGGCTGGTGTTACTACACAGCCCACAGAGACCACTACAGAACCGGCAGCCACAGAGGCGACCGCAACCACAACAACTACAAAGCCCACAACCACTAAGAAGAAAAAGAAGAAGCATACTACCACGCAACCGCAAGTAGTGTATCGCACCGAAAGGAATGGCACAGTAGCCCCAGCCGCAATAAGAGAAACAACCGAATCAACGGTGCCGAAGCGTCCTGCTGACGCGCACTTTGATCCCATACCTTCTGACGATGGATATTACTGGGACACAGCTTCTTCTCGAGACGATCCGTTAGAAGAAATATATGTCGATGAAAGCGGCAGGCATTTCTATTTCAAAAAGGGCGATAAATCCACTCCAAGAATATATATTGACTAATAACTCTAAAGCGGCTGTTCCAGTGCGGAGCAGCCGCTTTGCTGTTTATTGCAATTTTGCTTTCAGCGCGTCCACTTCTGCCTGCAAAGCGTCCAGTTGCTTCTTTTGATCTTGGATCAACTTAAGCATTGCCGGTATCATGATACGATCTTGCCAGCTTTCAGGTCTCCCTTCACTGTCATAGATCACTGCGTTGGGGTAATGCTTGTCCAGATCCTCTGCAATAACGCCGATCTGCGTCCCGCTGACCAATTCGTTGTCCTTGTATTCTGGCTTGTAATTGTACTGGCACACCTGTACATCGTAAAGACCGTTTGGATCCAGCACAGCGTCTTCTACCGGTTTGATATTCTCTTTGTATCGTTTTGATGAGTTTGCGGTTGTAATAACGCCGCTTGTGTTTACAACCAGTGGAATGGTTCCGCTTGAAGATTTAAAACTCAGTCTAATATCGTCTTGTACCGTCAGTTTGCCTCTGATTGTCGTGGCGTTATCAATCCATATACTCTTCCCGACAAGGTATAAAACATTATCGCCACCATTCGCACTAAGCACAAACCCGCCTTTTGATTCAATCGTATCACGGTACGCAGTGCTTCCGCTAAGCGTCCAACTCACTTTAGACAGTACAAATCTGGTTTCAACCGAATCTTTCGATCCCGCTTGTATACACAAGTTGCCATTCTGCTGCATTCTTAAGCAAATATCTCCGCCTTCTAAATATGTTTTGGCTCCGTGCTCATACTGACCGTATCCAATTACAAGGCTGTTACCACCAGATGCAGCATTAATGATTTCATATCCGGCAAGATCATATATTTTTTTGTAGAATTGTACATCGGCATCAAATTTGGTTTTCCCTTCCACCGATAGGGCCCCGCTTACATCTACCGAACCATTGCATACCATATCGCCGCCCATCGTTACATACCATGTACCAGTATATGAACCGTTGCTGTTCTTTTTTTGTGCAGAAAACACCCAAGAGCCTTTGGTAGTTGGCTTTTGAATGTATGCACGATAACTACCCAAATCCGCATACAGTTCTCGGTCGGTGATGTTCCACCCGGCGATCGTGCCTTTATCCGCAAGGATCTCAATACCGGAGAGTCTACCGGCTGAAATGTCCGTAGCATTCAGGTAATACTGGTTGGTTTTTTTGTTGTAGTACACCGCAAAGTCCTTAAAGGGGCCTTGCAGTCCGGTGGTAGAAACAGCCATGCCGTTCTTATTCAGCAGCAGGCAGCGGCCTTTGGTCTTGCCCTCCGCTGCCGGGTACTCTCCGATATAAAGCGCGTCTGACACACCATCGCCGTCCCGGTCGATCAAAGCAGCGTAACCGCCCACTGCGTTCGTGATAGAATCCGTAGCATCCTGAATGCGCTGTGCCAACGGCGCTGTGACCTGCTGCATAGCCTTAGAGATCATGCGGGAAAGAATGCTTCCGGCAGAGCTGCCCTCCTGTTCTGAACGGGCATGGGCGGTCACTTCCATAGTGACGGAGCCATCATAATCATACTCCACACCCATCAAAGGGATATGGTGATCGCCGGTATCGTCCCGGTAAGTGATCACATCGAAACTATCCAACGCCGGATTGGCCGTGAGCAATGTCATACTTCCCGGTCGGTACTGTATGCCCAGGTCAAATACAGTCTCACCCTGGTCGCCATCATCTATGTAGATCATATCAGATACAGCGTTAAATACTTTTTCCGCTTGGGCCTGGGTGGTGATCAGTGGGTTGTCGAAATACAGCACCTCGCTGTTGACCGACAGACTATCTGGTGCAAGAATATTCTTATTCCCATTGTTGCAACTGATCCCCAGGTAGGTTTTGTCCGTCTCTGCCAGTGAAACCTCTGTGACCGTGTCATCTGTCACAGCGTATTCTGCCGTACCATCATATACCTGGGCGAAAGTATCTACTCGCAACTTGCCTTCTCGATCAAAGACGGCAGCACAGCCGCAGAACCCAGCCACATAACCGATGGCATCATTCACATTATAGGCAGTGACCTGCTGCTTGCCGTCCTCGTCTGTTTCCGTACCGCAGAGCAAAGAAACATCTACCGTGCCAAAGCCGGAGACCTTGCTCTCCACGCCGGCAGCCAACTCAAAGTTACCCTGGCGTGCCAGGTCTTTTAAGATTGCCAAAGGGGTCTGCTGACCGCTGATGGCGGCAGAATACGGCATAGAAAGATCATACATGTGGTCGTACATTTCCAAAGTGGTACATTCGCCGGACCGAGTGACCTTTTCCGGATAAAACACGCCCATTGGCACCCACTCCACTGCACCGTTGACCATACAGCCAAAGTACACCACGGTTTTCTGCCCGCGAAGCACGGCACCGGCGGGCACAGCCCACAAAACGCAGTTACACCCACAAGCGTAGGACTTTGCCAGCGCGTAATCGTCATGGCTGATACTGCGGTCAATATTCAGCTCCATAATGTTATTTTGCTCATTTGGGCTTGTAGGATCCGTCTCATCGTTGTAGCCAAAAATGAAATTGCCACATTTAACCTTCACATAGATCCGTTCCCCGTTTTTGATGGCCTGGTTAAAAGCTGTGCTTGTCTTGTACATAAAATACTCCTTTAGCGCTCGATGGCATCTACTTTGTAGTTGATGAAATACCGGCAATCCCTGGCACCGGAATAGGCTGTCCAACTGGGCGTACCAAAGTAGCAGTTGAACGAAAACACCGTATTCCCGGAAGTATCCTCCAGTTTAATAGAATGCCAGGGCTTACTCGCATTGTTGATCACGCCGTTTAGCTTGTCCAATTCCGCCCGGGTCAAGGGCGGAAAGGACAACTGCCTTGTTTTTTTGACCTGAACGATACTGCCGTTCATATAAGCCGACTTGGAGCGGCCCGTGTTAGAGGACCACACCTTTTCGTCTGAACAGGATATGGCATTGAATGATGGGTTTGGCATTTTTGTGCCGTCAATATATAGTGGCATACCGTCCCTCCTTACGCTGCGGCCGTAACCGGGTCACGGCCTTTCTTTTCTGTTTGGTTCACATCGTCCAGCACCACCGTGCTTAAATGCTTACCGCCCACATATACCGGGATTGTTACATTGACCGCCTGCCCGCTGCTACCCAGCATTTGTACCATCATTGCGGCTACCTTGCTGATCCACTGGGTGTTTCGCTCCAAAGGCACAACAGCCTCGGCGCCTTTACCTTCCAGCAGACCGACCTGGCCTTTTTTCAGCACGCCGCCCTTTTCCAGCTCTGGGATAGTGGGTATAGAAAACAACTGGTACTGGCCGTTGGTCACGCTCACGCCCAGGGCGCTAAGCACCTTAGACAGCGTGCTGCCAACGCTAATCAGCAGCTTGTCATTGATCTTGCCAACCATATTGTTGACCAGTTTGATCACACCGTTTAAGGGGCCTTTGAACGCATTGGTAAAGGTGGCTTTCAAATTCTTCAGGCCGTTCTTTAAGCCGGTCACGATCTTACCGCCAAGGCCGGTGACTTTTGATACAACGCCACTTTTCCCGGTAAAGAAATTAACAACGCCGTCCTTAAATCCTTTGAATTTTTGGCTGACCTTTTTCCACAGATCGCCGATACCGTCAAACAGACCTTGGGAAATAAAGCCGCCCTGTTCTTTCATAACCCTTGAAGGTGACTTAATCTTAAAGGCTTCCTGGAAGCCTTTGAGAAACGGCTGGAAGATATGTTCATTGATCCACTTTCCTGCGTCACCAATACCGTCAACAATGCCGTCCCAAATGCCCTGGGCCACATTGCCGCCGGCGTCTTTGATCTTTCCTCCAAAATAGGTCTGCACACTGGAGATGGCGTCCATAATCAGTTTGCCGAGGAATGCGGAAATACCACCCAGGGCGGCGCCCAGCGCCTCAAACAGAGAGCTAGCCATACCCCCAAAGTCAATACCGGCTATAAAATTCTCCAGCGCCGTAGCCAGCCCTCGCCAGTCCAGGTTTTCCAAGAAACCGGAAATGGTCTTGAACACACCACTGATGGCATCCGAAATAGTCTTGGCCACTTGGCCCCACTCAATAGTGCTCACCAAGCCGTTTATGTTGCTTGCAAGCCCGGCACCCAACTGGTCGAACTTAAAGGTGGTTAGGAATGTGTCCAGTGCGCTGAATATCGTATTCACGCCCTGTCCCACGATCTCACCCACACCTGCCCAGTCAAAGTCCTGTACAAAGCCGTTCAGGCTATTGGCAATGCCGCTGACTGCATCATTGACCTTTTTCCGTATGCCGTCCCAGTCCAGGTTCTTGATCTTGTCGATTACTTTATTGCAGGAAGCCGCAACCTGCTCGCCAATGCCCTCAAAGTCGCCGCTTTTCCACAGGTTCTTGATTTTCTCCAAATAAGCGGAGAACTGGTCGGACGCTGCCGGTGTCTTGGCCGCAGAAGAATTGGACGAGCTGCTGTCTTGCTGATCATCACTGACCTTAGTAATTTGGTCAAACCCATACAACTCTTTTTGTGCTTGAGACAGCTTTTTCGTCTCTTTTGTGGTCTTGCCCACAGCGGTGGCTGTGGCATTTACTTGCGAAGCGATCCCCACAGAGGAAAGCAAGCCGCTGATGGCATTGGCAACACTCATGGCGTAGGGCATGAGCTTTTCGAACAGCCCCACAACCACATTGATGGCCGGTGCCAAAGCATTCGCAAAAGCATTTTTCAAGGCTTCTACACGGTTATTCAGAGCCTCGTTCTGACTTAAATAACCGGTGATTACCGAGCGCAGCTCACCGAAAATGTTTTTACACACTTTCAACCCCAGCGATACCACGCCTATGCGGCGGATAGACTTGACCACATTCAGCAGAGACTTACTGGCCGTACCGGAAGAAGCACGCATATTTTTCAGGTGACTATGCACCTTGCCGAAAGCGGCGCCCGCTGCGGACCCGATTTTACCGAATACGGAACCTGTTGCCCTACCGATAGCCCCGAATACAGCACCCGTCTTGCTGCCGACGGTTGCAAACGCGCTTCCGAGACTTTTAACCTTGTTTTTGAACTTGGTCATTTTGCTTTCAACCGGTGGGAAGGCTTCCTCTTGCAGAGCGTTGTCAAGCTTATTGCCCATTTCAGTCAGCGCTTCGCCGTTCTGCTTTATGGTACTGCGTAGAGATTTATACCGCGTGGTCTCGATCGCCAGGCTGCCGTTGGCTTTATTGATTTGAGCCGTGGTCTGCGCCATAGCATTTTTTTGCTGGTTCATTTGTGCGGAAACACTTTGAATTTCTGCTTTGAGTTTATCGAGTGTATCCGTTTTCAAATTATCGGGATTCAGCCCTACATCCCGGAGTTCATCATTGAAAACCTCCAGGTCGTTTTTCATGCGTTGCAATCCGGCCCTGTGCTGTTCAATTTCCTCCAATGTCATATAACGGGTCGATATTCTACTTGTGGTGCGAATCAACCCAGCCAATTCCTCATGCTGTTTGTTGACACCGGCAATTCCATCTTTATAATCGTTCAAAAAAGCCTGCTGCTCTCGATATTTTGAGGTCACCGCCGTTAACTGGCCTGCCAGGGAGGCATATTCTTTGTTCTGCGATTTCAGCTTGCCCTGTAATTGCTCCACCTTGTTGGAGTAATCCATAATCTTGACGCTGCTCGCTGTAGCCGCTTGCACATTGCGCTCTTGTGTCTTTACCAGGCTTTCCACCTGTTTACCCAGCTTGCGGGTATCTTCATAAGCGGAATTCATCGCTTGGGCGGTCGCCGCACGCACTTGGCCGGTCACACCGGACAACTGTTTCAACTCGCCCTGGAGCGTTGTAATGCTCTTTTTATACTCGCTGATGTCTGCCGTAAATCGTGTTACCAATTCCTGATCCACAAAATCACCTCCTTTTCTTGTTTTTCAATCATTAAAACTGATCAAAGTAAGCCATTGCTTTGGCCGCTTGAATATCCAGCACATCATCCCCTGTCCAATAAGGGAAAAGGTCGTACACAGCGCCCACATCCTCCCCGGCAACCGCAGCAGCAATTACCCCGGCTTGGATATAGGCGATTTGTGACAGGTTTTGATACTGCCTTCTTTCCAAATCACGATGGAACAGAATGTAACGCTTTAGTTCTCCATAGGTCATAGAAAGAATGACGGAAAACGACAAGCCATAAGCGTTGGCCTCCAGGATCATATCCTCCGTTGTGCAGTAATTACTCCCGAAAGGAAGTGGACGGCTTGTCCTCACTCTCTGTGGACTTCTCCACGCCGTCAAACGCAGCGTTGACCATCTTTTCAATGCCGGCGGAAAGTTTCTCGGCCTGCATATCGCTCAGTAGACCAGACACATTGGCCAGCTGAAAGAGAATGTTTGAAAAGGCGTCCATACCGCTGACGCCGCTGTCTACCAAAGCGTCATACAGAGCCTCACCGGTCATATCTCCGTTGGGATTATCGTTAAAGTGCAGTGCCTCATCCAGCACGGCCAGCAGCCGCTCCGGGTCACTGGAAGCGCTGAGGATTACATCCAGGGCGTCCTCCTTAAATCTATTTTTCAGTCGCAGCTGGGCAGCCACGGTCAGGCGCAAGTGCACCGTCTCGTTTGCAGTCAACTGCAAATCGTATGTTCTGGTTACTATATGGGGTTCATTCATTGTTATTTCCTCCTAAAAAGTAGGGAGACGGTCACCCGCCTCCCGAATAGTCGATTTACGCGGCGGGGAACTCTCTGCTCCAGTCGCCGTCCAGCTTGTAAGAGACAGTAGCCTCCATCAGGCTGTTTACGCCCGGTCCCTTAATCTTCAGGCTGGGCACACCAGAGTTGTTAAACTTGGTGCCGTCCGGCAGCTTAACCATAATGGGTACGGACACACCGGCGTCCTCCAAAGCTGCCAGCACCCGATAATCCGATGTGGCGTCCTTTGCGTTGTACAGAAAAGTCACCTCAAAGGCGTCTGCTTTCTTGCGAATACCGGTAATGCTGTGTTCCACATCATCGTCATAGCAAGTGGCGTCCAGTTCTTCCCGTTCGCCCTTGGTCAAATCGCCGATTTGGGTGGCGTAGTTCAGGCACTTGGCTGTGGAGCCGGTATAGTTGGGATATACCTCAATGCCTTTGGACGCAAGACCGCGTTCCGGCTTTGTTTCGTTCATATAAAATCCTCCTTAATCTATCAGTCGATTGGTTCTTGTGTCTACCCGGCGACCGTAACGCAACGATTTGCGCAAATAACCACTGGGGTCGTGTAAAAGCGCGTCCGAGGACGCAAATTGCCGGATCAGGCCCAGCGAGGTCAAAGCCTCGTCTACCTTTTCCGTCAATTCCAACAGGTCCGGCAAGGTCATAAACCACAGATCCACCTGATAGGCGATCACATCTACGCACGCCAGTTCCGTGCCTGTATTGGTGATCTCATAAAATGTGATCAGGTTACCTGCCGGTTTGCTCTCCGGAAATGCCATCTTAATGTCATAGGGAATGTCCGACTGTACGGATTTTAAGGTATCCCGGATCACTGCACGGTAGTTTTTCACTTGATCGCCTCCTGTATAGCCGTACCATAATGCTCTGCAATCACCGGCTGCATTTCCTGCATGCCGTTATACATAAATAGCGCCGGCAAGCGGCCTTTCAACCTGCGAAATCCGTAGCCGGGTATATACGCAGTCCAAGGTTCATGCTTGCGCACTATACCCAGCTCACTGTCCAGCGGTGTACCCTTTTCGTCACCCACAGGCCCGGTTCCAAATTCCACATAGGCCGCATACTGCATATTGGTACGGCTGCCTGCGGTCACCCGATCACCGTCACGCTCGCAAAAGGCGGCGATAGACTCCCGCAGCAGTCCGGTGTCCTCCGGGCAGTTGCTGCGCTGACGGCCGGCCATATCCTCTGCGTCCTGCAACATCTGCCGCTCCAAGTTGTCCAGCAGATGATCTGCGGTGCGTTGCAGCGTCTTGGCATAGGCACCCAGCTTTTCGATCTCAATGTTCGTTTCCACCGGGTGCCCTCCTCTCTGTGGCATTCGCTGTCAACAACCGATAATGTAGGAACCGCTGCACGGTCTCCACCTCCAGCCAGCCAATACCCTCTACCTGTACCAGGTCGCCGGGCCGTACGCCCACAGGGTCATACAACACGGCTTGATACCCGGCAGACAGCACCCGCCCCCGCTCCTCAATAGGGGCAGAAGCAGATACCGGCTGCCAGCACAAATACAAAACGGCAGGTGTAGCACTGTATGTGTTCTGCTCAAAGTCGTAAGCACTGTCTCTGATCGTCTGTGCGGAGAAAATCCGTGATTTTACAGTCCACGACTTAGGCGTTTTTGCTTTCACCGGTGCGCACCTCCCTGTATCTGTTGTACGGCTGGAGCAGGTCGGCAATGGCTGTCTCCTGCTCCGCAGGGGTGGTATAGGTCTCGCTCATAGATACGCTTCCCTCCGTATAGGACGCACTCTTTACACCGTAATCCCGATCCTGAATAAAGCCGTTCAAGTGCACAAAAGCCAGTTTGGCCAGTGTGGTTGCCGTTACCACCGGCGGCAGCTCTTGCGTGCCCAAATAGGTCAGGCAATCGTCCTCTGCCATATCCAAAAACAGCTGCAAATCCAGCTCTTCACCGGCGTGTGCGTACCAGGCCTCGCATATCTTGTCGTAACGCCCGGCAGCGGCCCGCAGCAGACGCAGAGCCTTGTTTTTCATCTCATCAGTCAAACATATCACCCCATAAGAAAAGGCGCCTTATTTGGCGCCCTTTTTTGTATCCTCTTTTTCTTGCAGCTGCCAACCGGCATTCAAATAAGCCGGCAGACAACTCCGATCAATGACCACTTGGGTCTTGCCCTGTACAACGGTTACCTTTTCCATTTGTACCTCCCCGGGCTTAGCCCTGCACCTTGACGATCATATTCTTGTCCAGCGTGGTCACGCCGTACAGAATATCAAAGGACACGGTGTCGATCTTGTGGGTGCTGTCGTAGTCAAAGACCACACGCACACCCAGGCCGTCCGCAGAAGCCACATAGGCGTTCTTGTTGCCCATCGGCAGATCCATAGGACGGGTCACCAGTGCCACGCCGTTGCGGTGGAACCCTACGGATGTGGGCGCAGAGATCACAGTGGCGTCCTTTCCAGACAGTGTAGCGTGCAAGGGCTGGTCAATAGCCACCTCGTCCACCGCGCCGCTGGCAGCCGTAGCGTCTGCGGCAAAATGGTACACATAGCCGTCCACAATAAAGCAGTCGCCCTTTTTCACCGTGGCAGTAGCAGCAGTCACAGAGGACAGCGCCACCTTGCTCTCACCGGCAGTACCACTGACCTTATAAGTCTTGGCAGTACCAACGGCATTGTCCAGATAACCGTAGGGATACGGTGCGTTCTGGCTCATGTAGGTGTCCATGGTGTACACCTTACCCAGTTCTGCGTCCCGCAGGGCGTTGCCGTCACCGGCATAGGACACCTTGGACAGGTTGTCGTCCGTAGCATACAGCACCTTGTGCGAGGGGTTCAGCACCAGGCGACGGTTCTGTACCGGCACACCGGCGAAGTCCAGATAGCTGCCCACCTTGGCAATATCCTTAATGGGCTTGGTTGCGCTCTCGCCGGAAGCGGTCACGGTGCGACCGGCCCCCTCTACGGCAGTCGCCAGTACATCTGCGTCCACCGCACTGGCGATCGCAGTCATAGCCGGTTCAATCACCTGGGCGGAGAAGTCACGCAGATCCAGGGACATTTCCTTAGAGGTGATCTGTACGGTCACATCACGCAACCGGTCCATCTTCACGGGCACACCGCCCTCGTTCAGATCCTGGGGATCCACAGCGCCGGTAAAGTTCTTGGCTACAAACTTGCTGGGGCGGCGGGCGGTAACCGTGTCGCCAACCTTCACAAATTCGTTCTCATAGTCCCGGTGCACCAGGTTGGCCATCACCAGGTTGTTTTTCAGTACCATCAGTGCCTCATTGGCAATGACATTGGGGGTTAAAATCGTATTCGGCATTTCTTATTCCTCCTATTAGCCGTTATTTTTTCTCCACGCCTCATAAGCGCGGAAGTCTGTGGGCGGTACATTGTCGCCCGCTGCTTCCTTACCGGCCGGCGGCAAGTCCTTGCCCCGCAGGTTGGCGGTCGTAGCGGCCTGTACTGCCTCTTGAAATGCGGCGTCAAAAATCTCCAGGTTCTTTTGCGAGGCAGTGGCGTCATTCCCGGTCAGGATTGCGGCAAACTGCACAGGCAGCTTACGCTGGAGCAGCTCAGCCGCAACAGCCGTTTCCAACTGCTTCTTGGCAAAGGCCGCCTTTTCCTGTTCAAATGCCTGGCGATCCTTGGCTAGGTTATACCGCTCCCGCTCCTCTTTGTTCATACTGGATAGTTTTTTGGCTTCGTCCGCCTGCTCTTTGGCGCTTTCTTCCCACTTGGCTCTGGCCGTGGCAAGCGCCTTGCTGACCCTGCTGTCAAATTCACTTTGGAATTTTTTGTCTTTCAGCAGTTCGTCAAATGTCGGAGTGGTGTTGCCCCCATCGGAGTTGGCGCCGGTGTCGCCCGCTGCCCCCTCTGCGTTGGTGTCTGCTCCATTTTCGCCGGTATCTTCGGCAAACAGCTGGAGGTTCAGCGGCAGGCGTGCGCACACCCGGCTCTGTTCTCTGCTGTTTTCCATCTCGGCATTGTGTTTTGTCAT